CGGGAAAGGTTCGCTCAGATGGAAGCAAGGAAGGCTGAATTAAGGGCAGCCGGTGCCACCACGGAGGCACCGAAAATAGTCAGCACAGAGATTCCCGCTTTAACAGCAGGGACGGCAGGCGGCGGCAAGACTCCCGCAGAAAAGGCTGCAGAGGCTAAACAGAAACAACTAGCAGCAGCAAAAGAGTTGCTCACAGACCTGGAGCGAGAATCACAGCTTATAACTGCATCAACAGATGAAGAGCGAGAGCGGCTGAAACTTACATTTGAAAAAGCTAATCTTGCCAGGCAGTTCCCAGAATTATCCAGCGAAGAGTTGCAAAACTTGCGCGATCAGCTTGAAGTTAATTTTGGCCTTACGCAGGCAGATAAAGCAAGGATTGAAGCCGCAAAGCTCTTGAAGATTGAGCAAGACAAACAGCTTGCGCAGGTCAAAGAGGTTGCTAATGCAATCCAGACCGGAATCACTGATGCAATTATGAGCGCGGTTGATGGCAGCAAGTCACTTAGGGAGTCACTTTCCGGGATCCTTAAGCAGCTTGCCGGAATGTTCTTGCAGAAAGGAATTGGCGGTTTCAACGTCGGCGGCAAGGGCGGCTCCGGATTGCTTGGATTGCTGCCGGGATTTGCAAATGGTGGCCGTCCTCCCGTAGGCCGACCATCAATCGTCGGTGAACGTGGCCCTGAGTTGTTCGTCCCACGGTCTAGCGGCACTATCGTTCCAAACAACGCAATGGGCGGCAGCACCAACGTGGTGGTCAACGTTGACGCCAAGGGCACTGCAGCTCAGGGCAACGATGCAAACGCTGATCAACTTGGCCGTGTCATTGGAGCGGCAGTTCAGGCAGAATTAATTAAACAGAAACGGCCTGGAGGGCTTCTTACCCGCTGATGGCTACTTTCCCTAGTTACGACCCAGCCCCTGGCGCTAGCAAGCGCAGTCAACCGACTGTGCGGAACGTCCAGTTCGGTGACGGATATAGTCAGCGCCTGCGGTTTGGACTGAACACGGACCTTAAAACCTGGAGCCTTCGTTTTGTTTTGTCGGAGGAAGACGCTGACGAGGTTGAAACTTTCTTGGAAGCACGGGGCGGAGTAGAGCACTTTGACTGGTCTCCGCCTGACGAGACGGAAACTTACAAATGGATCTGTCAAGATTGGAGCAAAACAATTCCCTTCCAAGGCAGGGCAGAAATCTCCGTCACGTTTCAGCAAGTCATTGAGCCATGAGCACTGCTTTTGTTGAGCTACTTAACTCCGGTCCTTTTGCGATCATTGAGCTGTTCGAGCTGAAGCTTTTTCAAGATCTGCATGGCTCAAATGAGGAGTATTACTTTCACGCAGGGCGGAATCGCAAGACGACCGTGCCGACTAATGCAGACGATATTGT